TCAATGAGTTGTACTCCTTCTTCTTCAAGTCTCTCCTTTAAACGTGAAGGGTTTCCAATACTTAAAATTCGACAAATGTCCGCTAAACAAAACAGAGGTTCATTATTCTCCTGAACAATGACTCTAACCTGACCAAACTCAGGATTTTCAAAAATTTTCAACTTTTCTTGCATAACTTTAAAGTAAAATAAATAAAACCCTACAAGGTTGCTTTTAGACATTGTATATATCTCCTTGTAGGGTTTCTTAATATGTATACTTTTTATGAATAAACAAATTTCAATGTCTAAAAGCGGTGCAAAGGTACAACAATTTTTGAAAACTCCAAACTTTTTGTGAAAAAAAATTACAAAAAAATCAACCACTTATCTTAATGTTTTGAATAAGTGGTTGAAAAACAAATATATGAAAACAATATTACCTGCTTTTTTTTAACCATTCTAAATCACCATAAATACTCATTTGATTAGAATAAGGACTTATAATGTTAGAAGAATAAGGACTTTCAAACTGTTTTAATTCTTGTGACTGTCGTTTAAAATAATTATCGTCTTGTTCTATTTTCTTTTTAGGTAAGAGATTTAAACTATCCCAATAATCAGCAAGTGCAAGAGCGTGTCCAAATGCCACTAAACGGTCAGCGTTCATTCCAGGATAATAAGATATTAATTCTTGTAACAATCCTTCATCAGGAATACGAACTATTCCTCTTTTTTCAATTGCTTCTCCTTCAACAGTGTGTCCCACAGTTATCCAACTGTTTGTATAATTTTGAACAAGGTTGAAAATATAACGTTGGTTCACTGTTGATGTGTTCATACCAACTTTATTGTTTTGTGTTGCTTTTGGATTAATTTGATGTTGTACTAACTCTTCTCCATTCGCTAATAGTCTTGTATCTTTTCCTTTCTGACGTAAATATATTTGAAATGAAATATCAGCATTTTCCATTAAACACTGAGCTCCATAACCTTCTAACAACATTTCACACGTTTTGTTAAAAGTCTCTATTCTATCAGGTCTTGAAGCATAAACAGCAACAATTCTGTTTGCAAAAGGGTCTTTTATATTAACTGCTCGTTTGAAAATATATAAAACACCAACAGAATCAGTATTAGATTTATCGTGTTTGTAAGCGTCCAAACCAGCAACATAAGTAAAATCGAATTTAGGTTCTTTAGGAGGGTCTTCAAAAATTACAACAGGTGCATCTATATTACCTCCCTTAAAAGGGAATGGTGCTAAATCTTTATCGGAAAAATAAGTTTGTAGACCTCCTTCGTTTGATTTAACAACCTCTACTTTTTTACCAAGATTTCCTCTTTCTCTTATATCTTTTAAGTGTTCGTCTCCTTCTCTTGCACAAAATGGATTTTCAACACGATTGACAAAACATTCTACAGGGTCTATAGGATATCCCATTTTTTCCTGAGCTAATGCGGTTCTATCATTTTTAACTAAAGTTCTATCTTCTTCTATTCTTTTATTGGCCAGTTCCCAGTTAGTTATATGAACTTCAATCTTTTTAAGATTCTCATCATCTACCTTTTTTAAGTCTGCCATATTAGTGATATCTTTAACAAGACCTTCCTTATAAGACATCTGTGCAGGCGCAAACATACTAAACGCTCTTCTTTTCCAAGTTATAAATCGTTCTTCTGGAACATAACTCTCTAACAAATCCCAATCCATTACAAGTAACTTGTAAGCAGCAGGGTCAGAAAGCATCATTTGAGCATCACTTGAAAGAACTTCATTACCACCTGTTCCTGATATGAGTGGAATTACACCCCAACCTTTTGGGTTCTGAAAAGAAGGTACTGCTTGTAAATACATACCCGCACAGTTAAACTTCCCACCTTCGTCACATATCCAAGCAGTAGGTGTAGCACCCGCAGTTTTAACTGTTCCTGAATTAGTACCACTCGCAACATTTCGTATATAAATGTTAGAATAGGCTAATGACAAGTTATCTTTTTTCTTTAATCCAAATTCAACTCCCTTTTCCCAAGACGTTCCATTTCTTTCCAAAAAGAACGCAGGATGTATATTTGTAAAAGCTATGTTTATTGTTTTGGTGAGTTTTTCAAGGTCATCAGCAGAACCTCCAATAACCAAACTTTCAGAGTTTTCAACGAGTGTAGTACGCCAAGTAAGCAAAGAACTTTCAATAACAGTGTTGTGTGTTACAATTGCATTTGTTGTTAAAAAACAATGAGATTCACTATCTACTTCTATACAAACAGCTTCATCATCTCTTTCATAAACAATGTTTTTTATTTTTGTGTTTTGCTCTCCTTGATAAAACTCTTTTGGAGATTTAGGTAAAAAATAATCATTGCTTTCAAAGCCTTTTATGATTTCTTTCAATGAAACAACTCCTGAAAAGACTGTTTTTAAATTATGTTTGCTAACTTGTAACACTTCCCACAAATGTTCATCACAACACAATACATTTCTTCCATCAACCAATGTAACACGGAAAAGTTTTTTAACACCTTGTGGGTAAACACCTAAAACAGTAGTTGGTTTTCCATCTTTTCCTATTATTTTATCTCCAACTTTAACTTCATCTATGTTTTTAGTACTTCCATCAACATTGTATACTTTTTCCTTAACCCACAGAGCTTTTCCAAAACGTCGAGTTCCAAATAAAAAAACTCCTTTATTTTCTTTCTCTGCTCTCGCATAAGTATCAATAAAGTACAATTCATTATCTCGAATAAACGGGTTAGTAATCAGTCGTTGTTTATTTGGATTATATAACGGAGTACCTTCAAACATAGCCATTGGTATATCCGTTTTGAAAAAATTCATATGCCAATATAACAATGGATGTATAAACACACCTGCAATAGTAACACCATGTCGTATCTTTTCTAACTCATTAGAATAAAAATCAATAACATCTTTACTTTGTTCGTAATAATGTTTATCAGGGTCATAAGGAGGTGGATTTTTTATATTTTTAAAAAGTTCAGTACTTGAAGATACGTCATAAACAGTGTGAGAAATATTGCGTTTTTCGTTTTTCTCAAAATTTTCTCTAACTGTTTTAATTTTAGGATATAACTCTTCAATCATATCCTTCATTAGAAAGGGTATCTTTTTTTCTGCTCTTATCGGTAAATCAAAATCAGTATCTTCTTTATTAATATCTAACTCATAGTATCTATCTGAAATTCTGTTGAAATCAACAGTCATCTTGTTTTGAAACTCCATTTCAGATATTCGCCTGTTTACGTCTTTGATATTAAGAAGTAGATTTTTTTCAATGTAAATTATATAACGTTGCATATATAATTTAACAGGAGCTGACATCAAATCTATGAACTCTTGAACATACTTATATTTTAAGTAAGCATCAAACTTTTTAACGAAATATTTTATCCTATCTAAAAGAATATTAACAACAGTAACTTCAGCTTTATACAAACTTTCTATATCATCATGAAACACCCAATTGTTTTCTTTACAATGAGTGTACATTTCTTCAAAGTTTTTTTTGTAAGTGGATATAAAACGATGCACAGAGTTATTAACCATCAACTGTTCTGTTGATTTTTGTTCAATTTCTTTTTTCATCTTTTTTGGTTTTATCTGTTACCTAAAACAAAAACAACATCCTATATTTCGTACGCGACTACACAAGTATAATCCGCACAGGCGTACAGCAAGCCCCTATCGGGTACTGAAATTCCCCGATTACTTTCTTTAAAATGTTTAGTGCGCCGTTAAGGTCTGCGTTTATCAACTTGTTTTTAGCTGACCTGAAAAGTCCTCTTTTTATACGCTTTCCTAAATAAGAGTCTTGCTTCTCTAAAGGCTCGTTATCTAAAAAACTGCATTTAGAGGTGTAAGATTTCTCTGTAAGAATAACGTTAATTCCTTCTAACTTACACTTATACTCTAATTGATTAATGAAAGTATAAAAAGGTATAGATGTAAAAGATTGATTGTTTACCTTCCCTATAGAAATGTTTTGTTTCCACTCCTCGTTGTAACCGATGACAAGAGTACTTATGTTCTTGGAAACTAAGAAATTCACTATCTTTCGAGAAGATTTATGTAAATAATCTTTAACCCTATTGTTTCTTTTATTAGTTATTAATGCTAATTGTTTAGAACTTTTAATATTGTTTGTAAGACGAGATTGTAAATTAGCTTTATGTTTATTCCAACGCTGATTTATAGACTTTAAAGGTCTTCCGTTTATAATAAAAGGTTTTTCTACGTTAGAACAAACTGTAGCTAAATTGTTTAATCCTAAATCTACAGCCGCATATCTCCCGTTGTCTTCAATTAAAGGTTTCTCTTCTTTCTTGTAAACAACTTCTAAGATGTAGTGATTACTTCTATGTAGAACTCTTACCTCTTTTAAATCTTCTAATTTAACTTTAGTCTTTATAACATTGGAAATGTTGGCTAACTTTATTAAACCTCTATCTAAAAACCTTTTAGAAACAGCATGTTTCTCGAAAACAGCTGTGTACCTACCTTCTTTGTCTAAGTATTTAGGTATTCTTGTAGGTTTGTTGTAATCTTTATTCTTTTTCTTCTTAATAAGAGAAAAGAAAGATTTAAAGTTTCTATCCAATAAAAGAAGTGTTCCTTTAGATACTTTTGTATTTAACGCATAATAGTCTGTATCTTTACTATCTACTAACAACTTACATAATTTATAAAAATCTAAATATTCCTTAGTAGAAAAGTAATGTTGTCTAACCAAGTATAACGCTTTGTTATAGAGATTTTTAGATAAAAAACATACATTGTCCAACTCCTTATACAAAGAATTGTTAGGTTTAATTATATGTCTTTCAACTAAATACATTATTTTAATTCTTTTATTATCTTTTTAGTCATTCTACCTCTTCTCTGTTGCCTCTTCTATCTCTTCAAAATCAATTTCTTCTATAACTGGTCCTGGTTCTTCTTCTAAAGGTTTATATTCTAAATCCTCAGTTTTGTAAGTATGTCCTACTTGTGTTGCTTGTTCTTTAACCTTGTTGAAGTTCTCTTTAATGTCTTTTATAAACTGTTCTTTGAAAGCCTCTCCGTCTTGTTCAGAAATGTGTTTCTTCATCAATTTAACAACCTCTTCATTTTTAGGAACAATTTCGTTATCTTTAAAAGAAAAAAACTGCCCATCTTCTTCTTGTTGTACCAACAACTCCAAACGCTTAGTATCTCCTTCAGAGAACACAACCTTTTGTTCTTTTGCTAATTTATAAAGTTCTACAAGACGAGAATATGACTTTGTTATTTCTCCTTCATACAAATTATAATAAATTCTATCACATTTGTAGTCATCTAACATACTATCAATGTTTTTGTCTTTATGTACCATTTCAATCATAACATTTACATTGTTATTGATACGTTCAGACTCAGAAGTCATTTTTTTCAACAGAGCGTCTGTGTAATGTAGTAAATACAAAACTCGCTCTTTCAATGTTTCTTTTATTGTCATCTTTTTAATTTTCTTCGTTTTCTGTTTTAATTTCCTCTATTGCACGTTCTAATGCCGAATAAAAATCTTCATCACTAATGTCTAAAATCCAAGACAAACACCCTTCCTCTGGTTTTTCCCAGAGTACAGGTTTACGTAAAAAAGAATAAAGAAGTGCTCCAAAACTATAATCCTTTGGAGACACTTCATTTAATTCTTTAAACTTTAAAATGTTTAAATTTTTGTAATTCATGCTAAAAATTGTTGAATTTGTGTTATCGTTTCGCAACGATTATTTAGGTAAGAATCTAAATTCTATTCTTGTTCGTTTAGTACCCTCAGAACTTTTATAGGCAAGATACACATTCTTGGTTGTTCCTACACCTTGCTCTTCTGATTGAAGGTCGAAAGTAATTGTGAGAATATCTTGGTTCTTAACTTCCTGTTCTTCCTTACCACCTCCTATTAACATTGATGGTTTTTTACGTTCTACAGTTGTACAAAAGTGACAACCAGGTTCAGGGTTGTATAACTCGTATTCTTCTTCTTTTCCTTCTACAATAATTTCGTAAGTGTGTTTTCTAAATTTATCTATTTCACCACACTCTGCTACAAAATGATCTCCTTCTACTGAAAGGTCAATGTTCATCTTGTCTGTTGATAAATTGATAATGTTGATGTCTGTTTTTTTCATAGTTTCTACTTTTATCCTATTCCACTTAGGTTTCAAACCTAAATATACAGCTCCACAAACCTCTGTGATAGATGCTGTTTTTTGTTCTATTTGACAACCACAAGCTGTACAAAATGGTTTTTTTATTACTGTTTTTCGTATTTCTTCAAACAACTTTGCTTTCTCTTTATTCAAACTGTTTAAAGGACAGCTATCACAGATTTCCCTACGTTTTTTAAGTATTTCAGGGTCTATGTTTGATTTTTGAGTGAAAGCTCTAAATATTGTTTGTATTTTACCTACCTTCTCCAATTTTAATTGTTTTTAGCTAAATCTTTCTGAAAGTCTTCTATTTCTTCAAAACTTTTTTCATCTGTATAAAAAACACTTCTTGTTGTAGGATATCGAAAATGATAAGAATGTTCTCTTTTTTTATAATTTTTATGTACAAATTTCTTATACTTTTGAAGCACTTCAAACTTCTTCAAATAAACTTCAAGTTTTTCTTTATCTAACTTACTAATCCCCTTAGTTCGTTCATTAAATTTTAATCTTCTTATTTCTCTTGCTAACAACAATCCGTTGAGATACAAATGACCTAACTTCGGAAGTTTTATGGATATATGTTTGGATTTTTTAGCAACTTTCAAAACATATTCAACGATGTAATAATATATTTTACGAACCTCTTTTTCAGAAATATCAAGTTCTTCAGCAACTCGTTTTATAATATCGTCTGTGTAGGCTATGTCTGATCTATTATCTGATTTATTGTTGTTCATTAGCAACTATTTTAGGTTCACTTGGAGCTACTTCTTTTCGCTTTCTAAACCGAATATTAAAAGATACGGATTCACTTTCATCATTTAAAAAGAAATCTCGTAATTTTTGTAACTCTACACTAAGAGTTCTTTTCTGTGAATTATGAGGGTCTCTTAACAAAAAATTCTTTTTAGTAAGTTCTGAATTTATCTGATTTAAGTTTTTAGAATTTGTTTCTAACGCTTCCAAGATATATTCTTTTGTGTTTTGAGAATACCCCATTGCCATATAAAAAGCTAAAACATCAGCAGTACGTTGTTTTAAAAATGTTGTTTTATGATGTAAATTAACAATTAACGCATAAATTGACATTATTTTACGACAAATATCTAACTTATCATTGAACGACAAATTAAAATATTGAATCTTTACGTTCTCTAAAAATCTAACATCATAATCTTTTAAACAGCTCATTACTTCAATGTTAGTTTCCTTAGAGCCAGAATCAATAATTTTTACTGTTTTTTTGATATCTATATCGTTCAGAATTTTATGGTATTTATGTTTTACTGAATTACTCTCCATACTTACTTTTCTATACTAAAAGCTAATTTTGGTGCAAAAATACAACATTTTTACAAAAAATCCAAATTTTTTGACAATAAATTTAATTTTTATTGTTAAAGTCTTTGAATATCAAAGTATTATAATTTTCATCAACAAAACTTTCAGCCAACAACAAAATAACACAGACTGCTGCCACAACACAGACCCCGTATTACTACCACAACAAACGTCCTGACATTTTGATTTTATATTTTGTTGTATTTTTAATGATTTTAAAGTCAATGTAATGCGAAGTTGTGATTGTCGAGCGTGGGTGTTGTTGTTAGGAAGACTCAAAACAGTGGTTTAGTAGTGATTCTTAAAGCGACCCTTAAAACCACAAAACGGTTGAAAATTTGTATTTTTTTTAATCAAACAAAACAGCGAGCTTTTTTTAAGCGAGCAAGTTTAATTTTTAAGGAAATATTTTGTGACTTTAGGAACAAAATATTTATCTAAAATTAAACCGAATTATTTGTAATATAAATAAAATAATATTATAAATATATATATAATAATTATATTATTTCCCTAGTTAGTCGCGCGCGCGATAAACATGGGACGCGAGCA